AACTACTCCCAAAATGATAGGAAACAACCATAATCATTAGATTAACAATAGAGTTATTGTTTGTTTCCTTTAAATCCATGAATATCAAGGCAAACATTCCAAACATCACAATAAATAATGCCAATACAGTTTTTACGGTCAATTGTTCGTGTTTCATTTTATATGTATTAAGATTATCATTAAGACTATTGCTATTGCTGTGATTGTTGATATTATTAAACTTTTCATTTATCTATAGATTTAAAAGCGTGATTTTCATCTAAAGCATTTAAAATCCAAACTAATATTTTACCTGTTTTTGAAAGTGTTTTATCTATTTCATTTTTGCCTAATACGCCCGAAATTGTTTCATTTATATTTCCAAATTCATAACCTTTAGCAGTTTTTAGAGTTTTGTTTAATAGTGTTCTAAACTCTCTATTTCCGAACTTATCTAAGTTTATAGCTGAACTTTTAAAATATCCTTTTTTGTTTTTCACTACTACCCAATTAATAATAGATAGCGGTAAAAACAATATGTAAGCTATTATGAATAATAAAAAACCCATTATAATTCTGGTGTAAATTCCCAATCATTCGGACTTAACCCATAAATAGTTGTCCCACTTGGCAATAAGTTTGTTTGAGTATCAATCAATAGTGCAATTTGCCTTTTTTTCCATTCTTTATCGGTTTTGGAAAGTCCTGCAATAAATGGTTTAAAATTAAAAGCTGAAATGAATCCGAATATCAATTTAGAAAGTTGATCTTGTTGCAATAAAGGACTTCCTCCTGTCAAAACTAAATGGGCACCATTTTTAAGAAACTCTACAACTCCGTTTTCTTTCATCAATGAAAGGATTTCAGAAATAGTATAAGTTGTCCCATGTTTCCAAACCGCCATACTGTCACACCATGAGCATGACAATGTGCAATCTTTTACTCTTAAAAAAACTGCAGGATAACCAATGTACCTGCCTTCGCCTTGAATTGTTTCAGAAAAGAATTCTGAAATTTTTAAACCTTCGCCTTGCAAAGATGAATCAGGTTTCGAAATAGGAGTTAATATTACTTTACTCATAATATACGGCTGTTGATTTTGGAGTTTCTGAAAATTGAATTTTTAGAGAGGCAATATTCAGAAACTGACTCATTTTGTCTTTTACCATTCCATAAATCCATTTTGCTAGATTTTCTGAAGTCGGACAAAACTCAACGAAAACCAACCCTTCATAGAGTTCCTTATATTCACCTGCAAACGAAGAATAAACTTCTTCTTCTATTTTGAAGGAACCACTTCTTTCCACTTCTTTTAAAGTACTCCAAGAAAGTTCTAGTTGGTTCGGTTTGAGAAGTCTATTAACTCTCATAATCTCAGGAAACATCCCTGACTCAATTAAAGGATCACTAAGATCTAAAATCATTTTATGATCAAGATTTTCGTCTATGAATTTCCCTAACCAATTAAGATGCTTAAAATCAGTCAACATTTGAGTTTCTTTCTCTAATTCTTCACCAATTAGAATCACTTTTATAGTCCCTCTGTGACCATGCAAATGTCTGCATGCACATTGGGTATCTATCGAATGACTTTGGATCAGTTTTTGAGTATGGACTCTGTGACCATAGTCAAATGAAAATTCTTTACTTATTTCAAACATAATTTTTTATTTATACTATAAAAATAATAAAAGTTTATCTTTTATGCAACTTTATTTCAAATTTTTAAAAAAGTTTCAGGTAAACGGTTCATCTTATAAGAAAAAGGAGATTTCAAATTAGATAGGACATTTTCGAAATCTTCATCAAACATGTTTCCAGGATCCATATCTGGTTCCTTTATTTCAGCGATCCAAGTTTCTATACTCTTATTCAACTTCAATCCAAATTCCTGAACTTTCTTAATAGTTTCATAATCGTACATTAATATAACTTTACCCACACCCTTTAGAAGGAGTTTTGCAATATGATAAGAAGTTACATTGGTACCAAACGTATAACAACATTTTGTTTTCTCTAAACCAACTTCTTTTATGTAATGAACAGTTCCTCTTTGATCCATTAAACCTTCTACAAGTATAACAGTATCGCCTTCTTTGACTTCATCTATTCCACCCAACAGTTTTTCGAAATCTGTAGATTCTGAATTTTGGTATCTTAAACTAAGTTTTGCCTTTCCTTGTTTTACAAGTTTAAGGTTTTCATCATGCCACTTTTTATCTCTTTTAGAACGAGCTAAATATCCTACCACCAAGCCTTCTTCATAAATTGGGAAAACTAAATAATTTCTTAAATTTGGATCAAGTTTGGTAACACCTACTATACTTTCATCAAAGTCCTCTTCTGTCCACCCTCTGTTCTCAAGATATTCATCCGTAAGGATCCTTCTAAAACCAATGGGTAATTTTACTTCTTTAAGTGTTAAGTCTAATTCATTTTCCTCTATAAGTGGAGACAATTTTTCTCTTATGTCTATATCCACTGAATAAACTAAGAGGTCAGTCCTATTTATTTTTCTAAAAAGTTGAGATAAAGTTCCATGTTCTCCACATTTTCCTTTAAAACAATGATATGAACCTCCACCTACTTTACCAAAGATGATACCAAATTTTTGTTGCTCACCACATACAGGACAGTTAAGTTTCTTAGAATGAAACCAACCTTTCGCACCGAATGGAGTTAGGTCGAATTCTTTTACTATCTTATCTTGATTAACTTTCATCTAAAAACTCTAATACATCTTGCAAATACTGACCACTTTTCAAAACAATTTGTTTACAATAAAACTGCTTCTCTAATTCGATAATCCAAGGAACCCAATATTTCATAAAAGCTCCAATAAAATCAGGAGGACTATTTCTATTTATATATCTGTCTAAATACTCATTTCTAAGTTCTAGTTTTGGATATACTAAAATTATTTTATATTTTTCATTATTTAATAATTCTAACCCTTCTGGATCTGTAGAAATAAAAATATAATTAACCTTCCCGAAAGATTCTTTTATATCACTTAGATACTCCTTTTGCTTTCCACCATCTTTATATTTCCAATATTCTATTTCCAGACAAGATACATTTGTATTTTCACAAATATAAGTTTTACCGGTTCCACACCAAGCTGCAATAATTTTAGTTTCTTTATTTTCCATAAACTTCTGAAAATAATTCAAGTGTCCTTACTCTATCATAAAAACGATCTCTATCATAGTTAGTAGCAATAGGAAAAGTAAAACTACCTTTATACTGACGTGCTTTATCAATGTGGATTCTTGCACAATCATTTTTATATTCTTCATTAGTTATATTTAATGACATAACAAAAGAAAATGATTCAGCTAAACCTTTTGCTAAAGAGGTATTATTCCTAGTGATAACAAAGGCAGAATTATTATAGTCTGAAGGAGAAATATTATCAACCTGAGCTGCTGTGTGTCCTCCAATCTTAAACTCATTACAGATATTTCTAAATTTCCGGGCTGAATTTTCAATTCTCATTTTCTCACCTTCGAAAGTAGCAGGATATCTTTTACCATCCCCTGGGTCGAACAATTGTAGGTAATCAAGAATAAGAATATCAGGCAAAAACCCATTAAGTTTCTCATAGTCTAATACTTTTTGTCTAACTTGGAGCATATCGGCAGTTCCAAATTGCTCAAAAGCAAAAACAGAAATTTGACCTCCTTTATTCTTAATATCATTTACTATCCTCTTCAATTTAGATTCAAGTTTTGAGTCCAATTCTGTCAAGTCAGGTTTTAAAATACCTGTCCATGTCGAATCGTACCCAATCATGGTTTCATCTTTGGTTCCTTCAGCTTGAATGTGAAGTACTTTATACCCCCTACGTGCAGCTGAAACCCCGATCCATCTCATTTCCTTAGTTTTACCAGCTCCTGAACGGGCAAGTAATAAACAAGTATCACCTTCACTTTTATTTAATCCGCCTCTAGTTTTTAAATCTAAATAGTCGATACCAAAAGGTATCCTGTGGACCACCTCTTGCCCTGACTGTTTTTGAATTACTCTCTTTTGATTTCTATCTACGAAATCTCCAAAAACTTCTTCGAAATAACTTGTATCTTGATGAACTGAAAAATTTACAATTTTCTGAGATTCTTCAGCCTGAGTCTTTATAGCTTGTTCAGCTTTATCATTGTTGTAAAGTTCAACAAGTTTTAAATGTAGTTCTTGAAATTTTACTCTTTGAATATAAATTGTTAGAGAGGAAAAGATTTCACTTGTTTCAGGAATATTTTTAATCTTATTTATTTTAGAAAGAGCTTCATCGACTTCCTTATCATTGCAAATTTGAGCAACTATACCTATACTAGGGATTTTTTGGTGAGAATTAAAATAAGTATCGAATGCTTTTAAAATCTTTTTATAAGATTTCAATTCATTAGGGATATAGTTATATTTTAAATGTTGAAGAGTTGTTTCAAAAACATCTTTTTTAAAGAAACAACACTTAAAGAGCTCTAGAAGGAAGGTATCACTCAGTTTACTAGTTTCCATACTGTTTTCTGAATTTTATTTCCAAAGATCAGACTCTATCGCATTGATAAATATTTTTTTGTTTAAAGACGAGGAGACACAGATAGATAGTCTTTTTATAACTTCTCCATTTTTTCCTATTAGTCGGCCTAAGTTACAAAGATGAATCACAACATCATAATAGTCCTCTTCTTCTCTAGGTTTCAAATCTATAGAAGTTATTTCCAACTCTTGTCTTGGAATATTATTAGCAACTAGAAAGATTCTAAATTCAGATTTAAAATTTCTTAATAAAAGATTCAAATCTTCTTCTTTATTATTTTTTGAAAAAATTCCCATTATAATTTATTATTTAGATAAAGGGGAGTTGACCTCCCCTTTTTATATTATTTCTAATTGATCAACTCTAAACACATTTTGTAGGCTTTTTGATTGAACTCATTCTTAGTTCCCATCATATTACCAAAACACTCTTCTTTCTGTTCCATCACATGAGTTGTGTATCTTGTAACACCATTAAAGAAGCCTAACAAATTATCACCCAAATCACTCAACTCAATAGACATTGAGGCATCAAATTCAGAAATTCTGTTTAACTTTCTTGTAGGAAGTTCAAGTAAAGAATCTTCTTTGCTTAAAGAAAACAGTCTTCTCTTTATTAACTCCATCTCAAGTTCTGTGACTTCTCGGGATTCAAATTTACAAAAGTTATTATAAATATCTTCCTTTTCTTTGCAAAAGATTTCAAACATACGAACAAGTTCTTCTCTCTTTTCTTTTGCGTTCTTTGTATTCCTAATTCTGGATTGAACAGTAATCTTAGAAAACTGATTAGTACACCGAACCATTTCAGTATTGGTACCTAAGAAGAAAGGCTTTTCACCATTATAAGAATTTCCCATTACCAAGAAATCATTATATGGATATTTGTCTACATACATTTGGTCAATAGACTTAAAATTAGCCATTATAACACCACCACCATAAAATTCTGAATATCCTTTAAATTCAAATCCAGAAACTTCACCTATTCTTTCTTTTAAATCTTCAAACTCGGAAACAAGCATCGGGGTGAATTGATTGCCTCTTATTCCTAATAAAAAGTCACTGTCTGACCTTGTAATTGCTTTGTGTTTAGTCTCAATGATATTTCCATTTGAATCTCTAATAAGACAAGGTTGTACATTTACTTCCCAACCTAAACTACTTTTAATTTCTGCGAATGCCATAATTATTAATTATTAAATTGTTTATTACTATTGTTTTATTACAATACAAAAATAACAAAAGTTTATGTTTTGTACAACTTTTTGGTGTTAAATTTCAGTCCTATCTAAAAATTAATTATCCAACATTGAAACTCTGAATTCCGAATTTATTGCCTTGATACCTTTTATAGCAAAAAACAAAGACATTGCCTTGTCATCATGTTCAGATACACTTTCTAATTTTCCATTATCATCATCGAAGGCCATACTATTTAATTCAGAACAATAAGCATCAGTTATTTGTCTTGATTTTTCATCTCCTCTAGGAAACTTAATGACTCCTGTTTCAAACATAACAGCCAAAGAAGGAAGACCTTCGTAAAGATCTTTTTTCTGAAAGCCTGAAGTATTAAATTCTATTATGTTTTGAATTCCTCTGTCTTTGGCATTTTGAGCCATAACTTTTTGAAATCCATTAACCTCCATCACTACCGTTTCAGGTTGAAAATCATTACAAATCCTTTG